TGACATTGAAATTTCGAGTAAATTCGAACCATTATTTCAATTATTGGACGATACGGCGTTCCCTGAAGTTGATACAGTCGTATTGACTGGGGGACGATCGTCGTCAAAATCTTATAACGTTGCTTTGTTGTCGTTAATTGGGTTGGTCCAATACGGCTGGAAATCGCTTTATACAAGATTTACGAATACAAGTATAGGCGATTCAATTAAGACGGAAGTAAGCGACAAAATAGAACTTTTAAACTTTGAAGATTACGTCGAGGATCAAAAATATCAAATAATTTCAAACAATAACGACGGGCATATATCGTTTAAGGGGATAAAGACTGGATCTAAGGGGCAAACGGCTAACTTGAAAGGGCTTTCAGGGTTTAACTGTTTTATCGTTGATGAGGCGGAGGAAATACCGTCTTTTGAAACGTTTAAAAAAGTATTCTATTCGATACGGCACAAAGAACGTCGTAATTTATCAATTTTGATATTAAATCCAACAATAAAAACCCATTGGATCTATAAAAAACTATTCAAAGAAAAAAATATTCCTGACGGATTTTGTGGCGTTGTCGATAACGTCCTTTATATACATTCAAGCTATTTAGACGTAAAGCCTGAGTACATACCTAAAAATATTGTAAAGGATTACGAGCGAATGAAAGTAGAAAATCCAAACGAATACAAAAATATTGTTTTGGGCGGTTGGATTTCTGAGCTGGAGGGTACTTTGTTTAAACGTAAAGAATTAAAAACTTTTGCGCTTAGTCAGGTAGATTTTACGGCTTCAGTTGGTAAACTTGCATTTATTGACGTTGCCGATACTGGTAGCGATTTTCATTGTGTTGTAATTGGGGAGCTGTTGGGCGATAAAATTTATATTATAGACGTATTATTTACGCCACTTTCGACGGTTGAAAATGTTGATCTGAGCGCTGAAATTTTAAACAAACACAACCCCGAATTCGTGCGTATCGAATCCAACTTCGGCGGATCAATGTACAATAGCCTTTTAACGCCTAAACTAAACACGTCAATAACGCCGTTATCGATTAGGGCGACAACAAACAAACATTCGAGAATTATTCAAATGTCAGGATTTATAAAAAATCATTGTTTATTTAGAAACGACTACGAAATTGGATCTGACTACGATAAATTTATTGAAAATATACACGAGTACACCTCAGACGGAAAAGCTGAACACGACGACGCACCCGACGCGCTCGAGGGGCTTTGTTCAATGATTAGATCGTTTCATTCCCATTTGTGGCAATAAAATAAACTTTTTACTGCTTTTTACTGACTTTTTTTTAAGTTTTTCTTAGTGTTTATATGGTTTATAGCTGAATAGTTAAAACAAAAAAAGTTTTTTCCTATTCTTATATACATTTTTTCAGGGAGTTTGTAAAAAATATTTTTTTTTGAAAAAAGTTTTAAAGTTTTTACTAATTGCCCTCAAACCCTTTACCAGCCTCAGAAAAAGTTGAGTAAAAAGTCAGTAAAAACATATAAGTTTATAGTAAACTTTTTACTTATTTACTATAATAGACGTGAAAAAAGAATAATTATAATACTAGACTATAAAATTTTATAGCAGAAATTGGCGGTTTTACTCAGAAAAAGTCAGGTAAAACTTTATTATGTTAAATAGAACTTTTTACTATAAACAAAAAAAAACCTACTCTATTAAAGTAGGTTAAAAAGATCCAGTAAATTAATCGGACGTTTTTATTATTGTAAATTGATAATTTCTTTTAATTCGTTTGTTGAATATTGCCCTGTTTGTAACAAAGTATTAAAGGCATTTGCTTTTTTCTCGAGTACTTCGGCTTTCTCTTTTAAATTTTCCTGAAGCGCTGGGATATGTGAATAGTCAAGTTCGAGCCATTCGCCACGTTCAATAAGCCCAAATAATTGCGATCTATTCATAGCCAGTTCCTCAGCTTCGGGAATTATAGTCGATTGATAAGCCTGTTTCATTCCCTCCGCTAAATTTTCGTAGGTTGCGCCTTTGTCGCGTGTAAATAAATTATCATTTAAACCGTATTGATCAATAATCGAATTAAAATCGGCGTTTACTTCCTCGAATAACATTAAATCCTTAGTGGGAAAAGTCATCGCTTGCCACGTTAAAGCCGTGTTCGTCATTATAACCTGACTTTTTTCTTTTTGGATTCCAAACAAACGATTATATTCCTTATCTAAACGCTCGCGTTCGGCTGGAGTCAACGGAATAGCTCCCTGACTATCTTTCGAATTATTGGATAAAATACCTAACGCACCTTTTTTGTTCATTATTACGTTACGGAATTCGTATGAAGCGCGGATATTAGAAATCGGCATATAAATTGGGATCATTGGCGATTCCCCTTTTATTGGATTTTTACCATTAACAACGCGCGTATGGTTTATTTCGTTTGTTTCAAATATTTCAGTCGTATCGCCACGTTCTAATTTATAGTTTTTAATTACTTCAGTAATATCGTTTTGACGATAAATTTTTCCTGTTGTATTGATTTCGATTTGTGCTGGTGGTAAATTTGTCAATTGCTGAGGCATTAACATAGACGCCGATCTATTTACGAATTCATAATTATTTCCGTATATACATTTATTTTCATTCCATTGACGAATTAAATCGTTACCATTCATAAAGATATTAGGATTTTCCAATAAACGAACGAAAGGGCTATTTTCTACGATTGTAGCTTTACCGCCTACAGTTTTGTAGTGTTTCCATTGGCCCGAAGCTAAAAGATAGCCACGTCGCTGAATAACTGCGTAAAGTTGGGGCGTTGTTAAGTAGATATTATAGGCGTCCCAATTGTCAGGGCTTAAAAATTGCGCTGATCCTGTTAAGACTTGCGACATATAAGACAAATTTTTCGTTCCTGAGTAGGATAAACGACCGCCTAAGAACGCGTTAAAAAAGTCTGGAATACTTATTTTCATATACAAAAAATTTAATTTTACAACAAATTTACGATTTTTTTTAAGTTGTATTTAAAAATTATTAATTTTGTATTTAATATTTTATTATGGATAAGCAAATTTTAACAGCTGAAGAAATTAAAAAGCTAAAAAATAGTAGAGAAAAACAGGTTAAAAGCCAGCAAATAGTTAAGAAATGACAAAAGAACAAGAAATTGAACACGTTTTCGCAAATAAGGAATTAATTATTTCAAGAAAAAAAAACGAAGTTAAACACGCTGACGTTGTTTTGAATGTTTCATTAAATGAAGCTGAAGAAAATACAAACAAAGCCGTTACGGATTTAAGCGCTGAGGACATTAACGTATTGAACGCTAAATTAGTGATCAATACAACGAATTTAATTGATTCGCATTTAGACTGCCACGTTCCTAATATTTGGAATAAATCATTAAAGGAAATCGGTACGTTCTTTTTATTACAGGAACACGAAATGGAATTTGATATGGTTATTGCTGATTCGGTTAACGATAATTTAAAGGCATACGTTGAAAACATAGCGTGGAATAAATTAGGCTTTAAATATGCTGGAGAAACGCAAGCGCTGATCTTTGAAACGCAAATTAAAAAGGATCGTAACGAATTTATGTTTAACCAATACCGTAAAGGTTACGTTTTAAATCATAGCGTCGGAATGCGCTACGTTAAAATGTTTCTTTGTATTGATTCAAGCGAGCCTACTTATTCAAGCGAAAAATCAAACTGGGATAAATACTATCCGATTGTAGCAAATAAGGAAGTAGCCGACGAAAAGGGTTATTTTTGGGCTGTAACTGAGGCAAAAGTTATCGAGGGTTCGGCTGTTGTAAAAGGATCTAATTTTGCAACGCCAACGCTAGAAATTGAAATCGAGGAAAATAAAACTGAAAATATTGAAGCCGTCGAGGACACTTCAAATATCGAGCCGTCTAACGACACTCAGGAAAAACAAACACCGCCCGACGAGGCACAAAAACAATTTTTTATTAATCTTCTAAAAAACTAAAAAATGAAGAATTTTAACGAATTCCTTACTTCAAAAGGAATTAACACGGAAGATTTCGCAACAAAAACAGTTCAGGAAATGGCTGAATTAAACGCGGAATTTAATTTATTAAACAACAAAGCAATTAGCGACGTTGTAGAAAGTAAAGCATCGATCGAAGCTGTTACTAAATTAGAAAATGCGATTAACGAATTAGGAGCGAAAGTTAAGGCTAATTCTGAAATCGCTGAAAAAGGTCAAAATTCTGACAGTTTGTTAAAAGCTGTTGAAGAAAACAGATCTAAAATCGATATGGCTACACGTCAAAAAGGTTCAGGATCGGCGTTCGAATTTGTTGTTAAAGCTGACACGGTTCGCGCTTCAGTTGCTAACAACGGAATGGCGATGGACTTAGCGGGTATCGGGCAACTTGCAACGCGTAAATTAACTGTTTACGATTTGTTCCCGAAAGTTTCTGTTCCTCAAAATATGAACGGAACTGTTCGTTACATTGACTGGGACGAGGCTACGACTGTTCGTTCAGCGACTGCAATTGCTGAGGGTACTGCGTTCCCTGAATCAACTGCTAAATGGGCGACTTACACGTTGAACCTACAAAAAGTTGGGGATTCTGTTCCAATGTCTGAGGAGTTCGCTTACGACGATCAAATGTTCGTTCAGGAAGTTAGAAATTTCTTAGTAACAAACGTTGACGTTAAAATCGATACTGATTTGATCAACGCTAACGGTACTTCGCCAAACATTAAGGGTATGCTTGCACAAGCTGGAGCTTACACGGCTACGTCGCAAGGTATTTCAGACGCTTCTATTTATGATTTATTAGTTGACGTAAAACGTTCAATTACTACAACTGGAGGATCTAAATACAGCCCTGATTTCGCTTTAATGAATATCGCTGATATTAACAAAATGTTATTGAAAAAAGACGTTAATAAACAATACGTTGCACCACCATTCGCATTAAACGCAAATGGAGAATTTACAATTAACGGAATTCGTGTTATCGAATGTAACGCTTTGACTGCAAACACTTGTATCGTTGGGGATAGCCGTTTCGCTAAAATCTACGAGGAAGCTGGAACGTTTGTTGGAGTTGGTTACGATGGTTCGGACTGGTCTAACGATATGATGACATTAAAAGCTAGAAAACGTTTGAATTTATTGGTACGTACTGCTGACCAAACAGGATTCAAAAAAGTTAATTCTATTAGTGCATCGTTAGTAACTTTGGCATCTTAATAAATGGTTAAGGTCAAATTTTTAGAAAACTTCGCTGGCAAATTAGCTGGCGAAGTATTCGAATGCGATTCTATGTTAGCGTCGCATTTGGTAAATGTTGATCTTGTAGCTGAATTTGTTAGTACTGAGGTAAAAGAAGTAAAGAAAAAAACAACTAAAAAAGATTAAAAATGGCTTACGTTGATGTTTCAAATTTTGCAAGCGGTTTCAATAAAATAGCTTTTAACGAGCAAACAATTGTCGATTTAACAAGTTTTATCAATGACAAAGAAAATTTTATTTTAACTGAATTATTCGGCGAAGAATTATTCGGACTTTTTAAGGCTGGAGTAATTGCCGAAACGCCTAAATATTTGAAACTTAAAAACCCTTTTATCGATCAATTACAAAGCTGTCGAGTAATTCAATCTAAAGGCGTGGCGGAAATGCTCGCTGGATTTATTTACTTTGATTACTCACGTTTTCAGGCGACAGCGCCAACGGTATTTGGTCGAGTAACACCAAAAGGGGAAAATTCAAACGTAGCGAGTTTTAATATGGGTTTAATTACTGAAAAATATTCCAACGCCTTAGATACTTACGAGGCTATACAATTGTATATTTTGGATAATTTAAGCGATTACCCAACTTTTAACGGTATCGAAAAATTCCCTATCTTAGCGCTATGATC